GGGTAGGCGAGACTGCTGCTCGCCCGGCCACTGGCACGCCGACTCTGGCGCAGATTTCGGCCTTCATGGGCGAGATCTACGCCAACCCGCAGGCTACGCAGACCAGCCTTGATGACATGTTCTTCGACGCTGAGGGCTGGCTGTCGGCTGAGGTTGCCCGCGAGTTCGCGGAGCAGGAAGGCCTGGCGTTCCTGACCGGCGACGGCGTGAACAAGCCCAAGGGCTTGCTGGCTTATGCCATGAGCACCGACAACGACGCCGTGCGCGCCTTCGGCACCCTGCAGAAGGTTCACTCCGGCGTGGCGGGTGACTTCACCGCTGACGACCTGATCAAGCTCGTCTACACCCTGCGCAAGGGCTTCCGCGCTGGCGCGAGCTGGATGATGCCGAACACCACCGTGTTCAAGATCCGCCTGATGAAGGACTCCGAGGGCAACTACCTGTGGCGTCCTGGCCTGGAAGCGGGCCAACCGTCGCAGATCCTGGGCTACGGCATCACCGAAAACGAGGACATGCCGGAAGTCGCGGCAGACGCCAACGCCATCGCTTTCGGTGATTTCCGCCGCGCCTACACCATCGTGGACCGCATCGGCACCCGCGTGCTGCGCGACCCCTACACCAACAAGCCGAACGTCGGCTTCTACACCACCAAGCGCGTCGGCGGCATGCTGGTCGACTCGCAGGCGGTCAAGGTGCTGACCCTCAGCGTGTAACCGGACAGGGGCGCCTTCGGGCGCTCCTTCTCGGAGGTAGGCAATGCCCAAGATACTCGTTCACCAAGCCTTTCCGTTCGCGCCAGACGGCAATCGTGTCGTGCGCATCGAAACCGGGGAGCAAGAAGTTTCCGACCGCTGCGCCATCGTCGCAGTGGATCACCTGAAAGTTGCCACTTTGGCGGGGGAGGCACCAAAAAATGATCGACCTCGCGTTAGTAAAAAGCCATCTGCGCGTTGATGGCACTGATGAAGATGCCCTGATTCAGGCCTATACGGACGCCGCATTCAGCGCATTCGAGACCTGGACCAACCGAAAACTGGTCACGGTCCTGCCCGAAACGGTGGAAAACCACCTTGTCATTACCAGATCCATCGAGCAAGGCGCGCTCCTGCTGATTGGTCACTGGTACGCCAACCGTGAATCGGTCGCTGTAGGCGTTTCCGTCGCAGAAATGCCAATGGCGACCAAATCCCTGTGGCTGCCGCATCGGTGGGCCTGCGTATGAGGGCCGGCAAACTAAGGCACCGCTGCAGCCTGCAATCCGAGCAGCGCACACCAGACGGCATGGGCGGTTACGTCGATGGCTGGGCAGAGATTCGCCCGGTCTGGTGCGAAATCACCACGCCAACGGGTCGCGTCTCGAATGTCGCACAGCAGCTGACCGCTGTTGTGTCTGCCGAGATTCGCGTGCGTCCTTCTGCTGACTTCGTAGCGGGTCGCCGGCTGGTCGATGGCGCCATCACATACCGGATAGAATCGGTCCTGCCCAGCAACGAGCGCGACATGATGCAGTTGCTGTGCTCGTCCGTGGCAAATCCGTAGGAGGAATGAATGAGCATCGACAAGGTAATTACCGATTACCGGGACGCAAAAGAAGCTATGCAGGCAATCATTGACCGCCATATGCGCCGCGCTTTTATTGAAATCAAATCCGAGCTTGGAACAACCCCAGTTGACGTAGATATTCGCATTCAGTGCGTGCAAAAAGCCGATCAAAAATACCAATCCGGCGTGTACTTAACGTGCCAAGTGCGACTTGGTGGCGACTAGGCCTGCGGAGGAATTATGGCTCGTAGATCCTCTATTCGCGGTGACTTCCGTCTACGCGGCGTCCTGCGCCGTATCGGCAACCAGATGGAGTCGGACCTGCGCCCCGCGATGCAGAAAGCGGCGGATCTGGTACTAGAGACACAGCAGCAGCTCATCCCGCGCGACACCGGCGCCGGCTGGTGGGCGTTGACGGCCTTCGTCAGCAAGTCCGGCCTGGACGCGCAGATTGGCGTGCGCGGTAAGAAGATGATGCGCCGCTTCTTCTATTTGAGGTTTGTCGAGTACGGCACCAAAGGCGGGCCGGGCAAGCTCAAGAAGAACAGCCAGAACAAAACGGACGGTGAGAACTTCTTCGGCTACGCGCCGGACATTCCGGCAAGGCCAGCGCACCCGTTCATTCGGCCCAGCTACGACCTGAACAAAGACGAGATCCGCAAGATTCTGAGCGAGGCGATTAGCGCCACGCTCGACAAGGCGGCGAGGAGTGCAGATGGCTGACCCAGCAATACCGCTCCAGGCCGCGCTCTATAGCCGACTGAGCGCCGAAGTGAGCGTGCCGGTATATGACGCCGTACCGATGGACACCGCGCCGCCCTACGTCACGATTGACAGCGAGCAGTCCACCAATTCGAGCGTCATCAGCGGCCGCAAGCGCGCCAACCGATTCATCTACCTGTCCGTCTGGAGCAACTACCGAGGGCAGGCCGAAGTGAAGCGCATCAATGCCGAGATTGAAGCCTCGCTCGACGAGCGCCCGCTAATTCTCAGTGATGGCCGGGCCGTATCGGTTCGCATCGAGCGCATGAGCACCAACCGAGACGCTGACGGCGTGACCTTTCAGGGTTCCGTGACCGTTCGAGTCATCACCCAGCAGTAACCCAACCCCAACCCCTGCCGCACTGCGGCTACATCCAATGTCCTTTGGAGGACTACCCATGCCCGTAAATACCGCAGCCGGCGCCGTTTTCAGCATCGGCACCAAGGTCGTCGCTACTGACGCCGCAAGTTACGCCCTCGATACCTACGTTCCGGTAGGTGAAGTCGAGTCGATCGGCGAGTTCGGCGACGAAGTTTCCGCCGCCACGTTTACCGCCCTGGCCAACCGACGCGTTCGGAAGTTCAAAGGCACCTATGACGCTGGCGACATCCAGCTGACCGTGGGCTTCGACTCTGGCGATACCGGCCAGACCGCCCTGAACACCGCCCTGAAGGACGAAGGCTCGACTGACTACAACTTCAAGATCGAGTTCGAAGACGGCGACGTTTTCTACTTCTCCGGCAAGGTCATGTCCCGCCGCATCTCCGCTGGTTCGGCAGACGAGATCGTCAAGGCAAACATCAGCATCGCCATCGGCACCGAAGTGCTGGAAATCGCGGCCCCGTAAGCCGATTAGCGCGGCTCAACCGGGCCGCGCACCCCTGAATTCTGGAGTGACCCATGACAAGCAAGACCCTGTACGGCAAAACCACCGTGACCGTTGGCGAATTCGAGTTTGAACTGGAGCCGACCCTGGCTGCTGTGCGCAAGATCGAACAGCGTTTCGGCGGTCTTCGGCCCGCGCTGGATGGCCTTGGAGCGCTGAGCGTCGACGTGGTGAGCCATATCATCGTTGCCGGCGCCAATCTCTCTCCGAAAGAGTCCAAGGAAGTCCCTGAAGCGGTGTTCAACGCCGGCGTTGCCGATGTTACCGCTCAAGTCGTCCCGTTCGTTGTAGCGCTCCTGAACCCCTCTGACGCCAAGCCAGAGGAAGAGTCGGGAAACGTAAAAAAGACTCGGGCAAAAGCAGCGCAGTAAAGGACGGCAGTTACGTCGATCATCTCTACGGGCTGGCCACCGGCTGGCTCGGATGGGCGCCCGCTGTGGCGTGGTCGACGCCGATCCCTGAGCTGCTGCTGGCGTATGAGTCAAAGATTCAGTTCCTGCAAGCCACCAACCCGTTCGGGCAAGGCAAGAAGGAAGACGACGGCAACGCACGCAAGCCCGAGCAGATGAAGGCGCTGCTGCGCGGTGCTGGGAAGTAATGCTGGCCGTCTGCTACATTGGCCCTTTCTTATGGGGAGGGGCAGTGATGAAGTGGCTGAAAATTGCGGTTTCGACGGCTATGTTTGGCGTCTTGGCTGGCTGCGCTGCGCCAGGAGGTGGGCTGATGAACGCCAATATGGCTAGCGATATCGGCCAGGCGCCCGCGGAGTACGAGTCAGCGGTCCGTCGGCACCTCCAATATTCCTTGAAGGATCCGGACAGCCTGCGTGATTTTGCAGTTGGCCGGCCAGAGCGCGCGAGTTGCGCTATTGGCATCTACGGAAACTTCCATGGCTGGCGCGTGCCGGGCCAGTACAACGCAAAGAACAGCTTTGGCGGCTACGTAGGCATTCAGCGTGCCTATTTTTGGTTCCATGGCGAGCAACTTAAGGGGGTCGGTGGAAACCCCGGCTTCTGCCCCGAGGCGCCTGCCTGGCGCTAACTGAATCGCATCACCTAACCCGCTTCGGCGGGTTTTTTATTGCCCGAGGAAAAGTGAAATGGCCCAAGACGTTCAAGGGATGCTCATTCGCATCGAGGCCACGTCCGCGCAATTGCGCCAGGAGCTTGCTCGGGCGGAAAAGGCCGTAGGCGCAAGCGCCAGCAAGATCGACAAGGAGCTGATCAACGTCGACCGGGCCGTTGATCGCGCCATGGAAGCGATCAGCGCCAGTGTTGCCAAAGCTCACGCAGGGCTTGACCAGCTTGGCGACAACCTGTCGAGCACGGCGGTAGCCGCCAAGAGCATGACCAGCGCCGTCAGCTCGGCGGGCAATGCCTCTGCGGGCGCCGCACGAGGCTTCCATGCGACCGCAGGCGCTGTAAATGCTGCCGGCTTGTCGG